ACCGGTTTAAGTATTACTGGAGGCACCGAGTACACTATTACTATTGGTGCTGGCGGTTCTGGTACAGCAAATTCCCCGACAAGTGGTGCAGATTCAGTATTTAGCACGATTACGTCCACAGGCGGTGGTCGCGGTGGATACTACAACGGCTCAAGTAACCTTGATGGAGCAACTGGCGGTTCTGGTGGTGGCGGGGGCTTTGCTGCACCAAATTCAGGGGGCGCGGGTAACACGCCTAACACTTCGCCCTCACAAGGAAATAATGGCGGCGCAGGCGTTAATAACTTTCCTACTATTCGCGCTGGCGGTGGGGGTGGCGGGGCTGCTGCAACTGGCACTGCCGCAAGTGGTACTGCTGGTTCTGGAGGAAACGGAACAGCGTCATCTATCTCTGGTTCGTCTGTAACTTACGCAGGCGGCGGAGGCGGTGGCGCATCACCCGGAACTGCTGCATCTGGCGGTAATGGAGGTGGTGGTGCCGGAGGTTCTAGCGCGGGAGGAACTGCTGGAACTGCCAATACTGGTGGCGGCGGAGGCGGTGGCGGTTCAAGCGGTCCCGGTGTTGGGCCTGATGGCGGCGCTGGTGGTTCCGGTATCGTGATCCTAAAAGTAAACTATTAAAGGTTTGAGGTTTTGAAATGGCTAACGTAATCAATGCCCAAAACGGGATCGTATCGACCGCAGATTCAACGTCTGAGTTAAACATTCAGACAGGCGGTGTTACGGCTATTTCAATTGGCTCAAGTCAGTCCGTTACTATCTCTAATCTAGCGGACTCTGCTGGCAGTCTTCGCAACATCCCATCAGCCGGTTCAGAGAAAACAACGGCCTATACCCTTACCATCTCCGATATCGGTGAATACGTCACGGTCGGAACCAGCGGCAGTATCACGGTCGTTAATGATGTGTTCAGTGCGGGCAACGCTGTCTCTATCTACAACAACACATCCGGTAACGTCACACTGACGATGACCATTACCACGGCTTACATCGCGGGAACCGATTCCGACAAAGCCACGATGACTCTGGCAACTCGGGGTCTGGCGACACTGCTATTCTTGTCTGCTTCAGCCGTGGTTGTTACGGGGAACGTCACCTAATGTCCGGCATCATGATGCTTTTGCTGGCGCGTGTCGTCGGCACTAGATATGTTGAAGTCAAAACCTTCACGACTTCAGGCTCGTGGGTGTGTCCTACTGGCGTGACTGAGGTTGAATACCTTGTGGTTGCTGGTGGTGGTGGTGGAGGCGGAGCAGGAAGCACAGGTGCATCTAGCGGTGGTGGTGGTGCTGGTGGATTTCGTACTGGCACTGGGTTTGCTGTAACCGCTGGTACGGATTACACGATCACAGTTGGCGGAGGCGGAACAGGCTCTACTGCACCATCAATTACTTCAGGATCGTCCGGGTCAAATTCTGTATTTAGCACTATTACATCTGCCGGTGGCGGAGGTGGCGGAGGTGGTGATCAATCCAACCCTGCTAATAACGCTAAGGCTGGTGGTTCTGGTGGTGGAGCATATGGTCAACCTTCGGGTGGCGCTGGCAATACACCTTCTGTTTCTCCATCTCAAGGCAACAACGGTGGAGTAAACGGAGGCGCTCCAAGTTATGGCGGCGGTGCTGGCGGCGGTGCTAGTGCTGTAGGTGGAAATGGTGGCACTACTACTGGCGGTGCAGGTGGTGCTGGTACAGCCTCTGCTGTCTCTGGTATTTCTACTTTTTACGCTGGTGGCGGTGGCGGTGGTGTATCTGCCCCTCCCTATACCCCATCACCGGGCACTGCTGGTGCAGGTGGAGCGGGTGGCGGCGCAACCGGTGGATACGGAACAAATGGAAATGCCGCTACAGCAAATACCGGCGGTGGCGGCGGCGGTGCTGGCATTGTTGGGCCTAGTGCAGTAAGTGGCGGCGCAGGCGGCTCTGGCATCGTCATTCTTCGCTACGCAGTCCCTGTCCAGACCGTAGTTCAGTCATTCACTGCATCCGGAATCTTTGTTCCGCCGACTGGTGTGAGCGAGGTTGAATATCTCGTGGTTGCAGGTGGCGGCGGTGGTGGTGGCGGTAATGCCTCTTATAACGGAGGTGGCGCTGGAGCGGGTGGATTTAGAACCGGCACTGGATTCTCTGTAACTGCTGGAACGTCCTATACGATTACTGTTGGTGCTGGTGGAGCAGCAAACGCTAACGGAGCAGATTCCGTATTTAGCACCATCACTTCAACAGGTGGTGGCAAAGGCGGCCAAAGCAATACTGTTGGCGCTGGGACTGGCGGTTCCGGAGGTGGTGGTGCATCGACGCAACCGGGTGCTAATGGCAATACCCCGTCAACTTCTCCGTCGCAAGGCAACAATGGCGGTTTGGGCCAAAGCGTAGGCCCGTTCGCTGCTGGCGGTGGCGGCGGTGCTTCAGAAGCCGGAAACACAGACGGAAACGGCTACGGTGGTGATGGTACTGCGTCATCTATTTCTGGTGGCAGTGTGTTTTACGCTGGTGGCGGTGCTGGTTCGTCTAACGCTCCCGGCAGCAATTTGCCCGGTGGTGATGGCGGCGGCGGTGCTGGCGGTTATGGTTCTGGTACAACTACTGGAACGGCTGGTACAGCAAACACTGGTGGCGGAGGTGGTGGTGCTAATGGTGCGGCTGCTGCTGGCGCAGGCGGCTCCGGTATCGTCCTCATCAAGTACACACTGGGTTCTGCTTCGATCCTGACGTTCAACTCAACCACCAACTTTGTGATGCCTGCTGGCGTGACGAGCGTGGACTACCTCGTGGTTGCGGGTGGTGGTGGAGGGGGTACCGGCGATAAAGACGGTGGCGGTGGAGCAGGTGGTGGTGCTGGCGGTATGCGTACCGGAACGGGTTTAACCGTAACACCGGGCACTAACTACACCATTACGGTTGGCGCTGGCGGCAGCGGTTCTGGAAACAACTCTACATTCTCTACTGTTACAGCAGCCGGTGGTGGCGGTCCAAGCGCAAATGGCGGTTCCGGTGGCGGTGGTTTCGGTCGCGGATCAGGCGGTGGCACTGGCAATACTCCAGTTGTATATCCGTCTCAAGGAAATAACGGCGGCACTGGCGGTACTGGTACTGCTCCAAATAATTCCGGCGGAGGTGGCGGAGGCGGCGGTGCATCAGCCGTAGGTACAACTGTTGGTGCTTCTAATGCCGGTGGAAACGGAGGCGATGGTACAGCCTCATCTATCTCTGGTTCTTCTGTCACTTACGCAGGCGGCGGAGGGGGCGGCGGTAATAATAGCCCCGGTAGTTCTGGTGGCGCAGGCGGTGGTGGTGCTGGTGGATCAGGTGCAACTGGTACTGCTGGAACTGCAAATACTGGCGGCGGAGGCGGAGGTGGCGCTGGACGTTCTGGCAGCGATAGAGGCGGTGCTGCTGGCGGCTCCGGCATAGTGATCCTGAAGTTAAACTTTGGGAACTACCTGCTTTACACCTTCACTTCGACGCAATCGTGGACGGCTCCGGCTGGTGCGGTGAGCGTGGATTATTTGGTTGTAGCCGGTGGTGGTGGAGGCGGCGGTGCTACTGCTGCTGCGGGTGGCGGAGCAGGAGGTTTTAGAACAGGAACGGGTCTTTCCATCACTGCTGGCACTTCTTATACGATTACGGTTGGAGCAGGCGGCGCTGGCGGCCCCGGTGGTGGAGGTAGTACGCCATATCAAGGGACAACCGGCAGCAATTCCGTTTTTAGCACCATTACTTCTGCTGGAGGCGGCGGTGGTGGTGGAGACGGCCCAGTTACGTCTGGATTAAATGGCGGTTCAGGCGGCGGCGCTGGCGGCTCCGGCACCGTTACGACCACAGCGGGAAACGGAAACACCCCGTCTGTATCGCCAAGCCAAGGCAATAATGGCGGCAATAACGGCGGAAATATCGCTTCGCCATATCCTGCCGGAGGTGGTGGTGGCGCTGGAGCCGCTGGTGCTAACGGAACCCCGTCTGCTTCTGGAAGTGGTGGCAACGGCACTACATCTGCAATTTCCGGTAGTAGCGTAACTTATGCTGGTGGTGGCGGGGGGTCATCAAATTACGGTGGTACGGTCGGCAGTGGAGGCGCTGGCGGCGGCGGTGCGGGTAACGCAAGTGGAACAGGAACTGCTGGAACTGCTAATACCGGTGGTGGAGGCGGAGGCGGATCAAGAATTACCCCAAGTTACGGAACAGGGGGTGCAGGTGGTTCAGGTATCGTAATTCTCAAGGTGAATTTCTAATGAAAGCGTATCAAATCATGGGTATTGACACGGCGATGCATTTGCTTCGTCCGGGTGCGAAGTGGGAAATCAGCAATCGTGAGATCACGCGATGGGAAGATCCGCGTCCGAAACCCTCGTGGGAAGAGATCATGTTCACGATTGAAAAGATCAAAGAACTGGAAGATGCAGTTCCCACGATCCTGTTGCCCGAGCAGCAGAAAGCCTTTGATGATTATGTGAAGCAAATCGAACAGGCGGCTGCATGATTCTGCACGGGATATTCCCAACACCGGTTGCCCGGTTCAACCTCGACCGTGAGTTCACGGAGCGGGAGTTGGAGTTTGTGCTGAAACAACCCCAGCACAACAACGAAGGCAACACCACGAGCGATGATAACTACGTCTTCAACAACATTGAGTTGAAGGGCTTGAGCGATTTTTGTGAGGCTTCTGTTGCGACGTACTTGAAGGAGATCCATGCCCCGAGCAAGGATGTAAACCTTCGGATTACGCAATCTTGGTTGAACTACACCAAGCCCGGACAGTGGCATCACAAACACGCTCATCCAAACTCTTTTGTCTCTGGTGTGCTGTACATCAAGGCCAACAAAGAATCGGACAAGATCTATTTCTACAAGGACGGCTACAAGCAGATCAGCCTGCCGACCGAGAACTGGAACTTGTACAACTCCGAGTCTTGGTGGTTTGAAGCAGTTGCAAAAGAGTTGATCCTGTTCCCGTCTAGCCTCACGCACATGGTTCAGACCGTGCAGGGCGAAGACACCCGGATCAGTTTGTCGTTTAACACGTTTCCTGTTGGTTACGTTGGGGATGAGAAGTCTCTAACCGGTTTACATTTGAGGGATTAAACATGGCTCACTTTGCAGAGATTGATGAAAACAATGTTGTGCAGCGCGTGATTGTCGTAGCCAACAAGGATACGGCTGACGCTAACGGCAACGAAGTCGAGAGCATCGGCGTGGCGTTCTGCCAGCGTTTGCTGGGTGGGAACTGGAAACAGACTTCCTACAACGCAAACTTCCGCAAGAACTATGCAGGTATCGGCTTCACCTACGATGCTGGTATCGACGCATTTGTTCCGCCGAAGCCCTATCCGTCGTGGGTTCTGAACAGCAATACCGCGCAGTGGGAAGCCCCTGTACCGATGCCGCAAGATGGCAAGATGTACTCATGGGACGAAGCCACGCAGTCGTGGGTTGAAGTTCCGAGCGCAGGTTCGCTGACGATCTAAGCCGATGCTCGGCTTTGTACCTCTTTCAGCAGCGCCATTCTCCGCACTGGGGGAAGGGGCGGTTGTTGTCACAGGGGTACAGGGCAATGGTTTTGTCGGTACGGTTCTTGTTGTCGCTGATGCCAACACCCTCGTTAATGGGGTCGAGGCTAACGGGCAGATTGGAACGGTCTTCGTCTTTGGTGAAGCCAATGTTCCCGTCACAGGAGTTGAAGCCAATGGGCAGACCGGCACCGTCGAGGTCACCGGAACTGCCACGGTCTTCCTCACTGGGGTCGAGGCGACTGGCGAAGTTGGCACAGTTGCGGTTGCTGCGGATGCTAATGCTCCAGTTACAGGGGTTGAAGCCACTGGCGCGGTGGGAACCGTTGTCGCCACAGGCGCAGCCAATGTCACCCTTACCGGGGTTGAGGCAACAGGCGAACTTGGCAATGTCTCAATCTTTATTGAGATTGTTGTCCCGGTCACTGGGGTATCCGCCACAGGGCAGGTTGGTACAGTCACGGTCTCGGCTGGAGCCACTGTCTTCGTCACGGGCGTGTCGGCAGTGGGAACCGTGGGGCAAGTCACTGTTTGGGGTAAGATTATCCCCGGACCAACCGGGCCATGGACACCCATCCCTGATCCAGCAGCATCAACTTGGACACCAGTTAACACGGGCGATTCAGATATCTGGACCCCGGTAGCAGCGTAGAGGTTTAAACATGCCTAGTACATATTCACCCAACCTCGCGTTGGAACTTATTGGAACCGGCGATCAGGCGGGTACTTGGGGTAACACCACCAATACCAACTTGGGAACCCTGATTGAGCAGGCTATCAGCGGCTACGAGGTTCAGTCCCTGACCTCGGGAACCACCCTAACCCTGACCATTCCCAATGGTGCATCTGGCGTAGCCCGAAACATGTACTTGGAGTTCACGGGTAACGGCAGCACGGTCATTGTCCCGTCCAATAAAAAACTCTACTTCGTCTACAACAACTGCACCTCCGGCACGATCACAATGAAGGTCGCTGGCCAGACCGGTGTAACAATCCCCAATGGGGAAAGAATGGTTTTGGTTTCCAACGGAACCGATGTAGATGAAGCCATCACGATTGAATCCTTGACTGGCATCACCACTAGCACAGTCACCGCTTTTGGCAGTGGCGCTGGCGACAGTGTCACAAGCGCAACAGGCACTACCGCAATTGGAAAGAATGCCGGGACAGCGATTACAAGCGGCATTTCAAATACTTTCGTTGGTGAAGAAGCAGGATTAGTTTGCACCGATGGCATTCTGAATACGGCTATCGGGCTTGCTGCATTAAGTTCTTTAACAAGCGCAAGCGGCAATAGCGCAATCGGTTGGTTTGCTGGAGCCGGAATTACAACTGGCTTTAGAAATACTGCTATTGGTAGAAGCAGTATGTCTGCCTGTACGACGGGTGGGTTTAATACTGCGCTTGGAACCGATGCGCTTGATAGCACCAATTACGATAATACAACTGGCGTTGGCTCAGGTTCGGCAGTAACAGGAGACAATCAAGTTCAATTAGGCGATTCAGCAACAACGACTTACGCCTATGGCGCTGTTCAAAATCGTTCTGATTCGCGTGACAAGGCCGACATCCAAGACTCAAACCTTGGGCTTGCTTTTGTAATGCAGTTACAGCCGCGCATGTTCCGCTGGGATATGCGAGAAGATTACAAACCGCCTAAACCAGACGAAAATGCCTCCCCAGAAGAATGGAGCGCATGGAGTGAGGCTTGCAAACTTGCCAATCTAACTCATGACGGAACACATAAACGCAGCCGCTTCCACTATGGCTTGGTGGCCCAAGAAGTCAAAGTCACGATGGATGCGATGGGCGTAGATTTTGGTGGTTATCAAGACCACAGCATCAAAGGTGGCGATGCCGTTTTATCGCTCGGCTACGAAGAGTTGATAGCCCCGTTAATCAAAGCCATCCAAGAACTCAAAACCGAGTTCGATGAGTACAAGAGGACGCACCCATGATGACAATGGTTTCAACCTTCCTGTCGTTCCTCGCGGGTGGGCTACCCAAGATCCTGCAAATCTTCCAAGACCGGCAGGATAAGAAGCATGAGTTGGCGCTTGTTGCCGCTCAAAAAGAGCGTGAGCTTGCTTTGGCCGAGCGTGGCTTTCTCGCGCAGGCTCGGGTTGAGGAAATCAAACTAGAGCAGATCCAAACTCAGACGGCAGGCGAAGAGCGCCAAGCCCTGTATCAGCACGACATGGAGATTGGCAAAGGCGCGAGTCAGTGGATGATCAACCTACGCGCTTCGGTGCGTCCGGTTGTGACCTACATCTTCGTGCTGGAATTGGTTGCTATCAACATTGCCGGTGTTTGGTATGCCTACAACACGGGTGTGCCGTTTGCCGCTGCGATGGCTGAAGTATTCTCGGATGACGAGATGCTGATTCTCTCTTCGATCATCGCATTTTGGTTTGGCACGCAGGCATTCGGTAAGAAGTGAAAGTCTCCAAGGCCGCTATTGACATGATCAAACACCACGAGGGCGTACGAACACGTCCTTATCGGTGTCCGGCATTGTTGTGGACGGTCGGAGTTGGACACGTTATAGAGCCTACCCACACTGCGGTGAAGTATGAGGAACGTCGCCATTTACCGGTACCCGCAGGGTGGGATCGCACTCTCACGATGGACGAGGTGGACGGGATACTTTCTCAAGACCTTGGCCGGTTTGAGCGTGGTGTGGTTCGACTTTGCCCTGCTGCTGTTGGTAATCAAGGAATCTTCGATAGTCTCGTTAGTTTTGCCTTCAACGTGGGCCTTGGCAATCTCCAACGCTCTTCCCTTCGGATGAAGACGAATCGTGGGGATTTTGAGGAAGCAGCCGAAGAGTTTTTGAAGTGGACAAAGGCGGGGGGCCGAGTGTTGCCGGGACTCGTTAAGCGTCGTAACGACGAGCGTGCACTGTATCTAACGGGAGTACGATGATGCCGAAGAAAGCCAAGAGCAGGGTAAACGCCGCCGGTAACTACACGAAGCCGAGCATGCGTAAGCAGTTGTTCGAGTCGATCAAGGCTCGAGCGGTACAGGGCACCAAGGCAGGACAGTGGTCCGCGCGCAAGGCACAACTATTGGCTAAAAAATACAAGGAGAAGGGCGGTGGATACCGTTGATCTCTTTGAGATCCTAACCAGGGCATGGCCAATCCTACTTGCTTTAATCACCCTGATTATTGTGCTGTCGAAGTTAGACCTTCGCGTAGCCATATTGGAAGATAAGATAAAGACCTTGTTTGACTTACTGAACGGTAAGAATTCCAAATGAACATGCAAAAAATCGTAGACATGTTGTTTCCCGTCCTGCTGGCCGATGTGGGCTGGTTGTTGTCGGAAATCACATCATTCAACAATCGTCTGATTGCTATCGAAGGCAAGATGCCCGCTTTGATTACGCCGGAAGGCGTCCCGACCGATAGCCCGATTAGTGCTGCTAGTCGGCAGAGGCAGAAAGAAGAACTGCTGGATAAAATCTATGACCTGCAAATGCGGGTCAAGTTGATTGAGGAGCGCGGCAAGTGAAGGCCCCGCAACAGTCACTGAAGAACTGGACCGCTCAAAAGTGGAGGACAAAAAGTGGTAAACCGTCTAGCAAAACTGGTGAGCGATACCTTCCAGAAGCTGCGATCAAGAGTCTCAGCCCTCAAGAATACGCTCGTACAACGGCTGCGAAGCGCCGTGGCAAAGCTAAAGGGAAGCAATTCGTAAAGCAGCCGAAGTCGATTGCTCGAAAGACAGCGCAGTACAGGTGAGTCATGGCCAGCGTTAAGAAGGATGCGATTGGGCAGGAGATCCGCAAGTCGTACGAGCGCGGCCAGAAGGGCTGCCCGGAAGCGACGATGGACATCCACATCAATCTCAAGAACCGAAACAATGCGATAAAGGAGTATGGGTACGGTCCGCTGAACCCGGAAGCCGAGTCGCGTGCGTTTTGGGACAAGAAGGCCGAGCTCTGGTCGACCACGGTGCGTGAGGCCAAGAAGGCGCGCTGTGGCAACTGTGCTGCGTTCATCCAAACCCCGAAGATGCTGACTTGTATCGAGAACGGCATCGAAGACCCCAGCGAGGAGCACGAAAACTACGCCCCGGATGTGGTCGCGGCAGCCAATTTGGGCTACTGCGAGCTCTTTCACTTCAAGTGCGCTGGCGACCGGACGTGTGACGCGTGGCTCGTCGGCGGCCCAATCAAGTAACATGCGGTCATGGCATACTTCAGACTCTTTCTCAAGCCCGGTGTAGACAAGCAAAACACCGAGTACGGCGCTGAAGGCGGGTGGATCGACAGCGATTACATCCGTTTTCGGTACGGCCTGCCTGAAAAGATCGGCGGATGGACCGCGTTTGGCGGTTCGTTGACCTACTTGGTCGGTATGCCAAGCGAAGTGTTCTCGTGGAACAGCCTGGACGGTGCTCCGTACCTCGTGGTGGGCACTTCGAAGAAGGTTTATATCTCGTACGGCGGTAGCTGGGGCGATATCACCCCAATCCGAGACACCGGGGCGGTTACCTTTAGCACAACTAACGGCAGTACGACCGTTGTGGTCAACGACACCGCCCACGGGGCCATCGAAGGCGACTTTGTGACCTTTAGTAGTGCCGCTGGAGACCCCGGTGGCGTGACCAATGCGACCTTGAACAATGAGTTTGAGGTAGGGCAGGTCATTAACCCCAACAGTTACCAAATTACTGTCCCAACGCCTGCTACATCAACCGTAAGCGGTGCGGGTAGCGCAACTGCGGCCTATCAGATCAACGTCGGCTCGGACATCAGCTATTTCGACTACGGCTGGGGTGTCGGTGCCTGGGGCGTAGGTACGTGGGGCACGCCACGTACCTCTGGTGTCGGCGTCGCGTTGTACTCGCGAGTGTGGCAGTTCGACACGTTTGGCGAGAAGCTCATCATGCAGCTCGTCAATGGCGGGATCTATCAATGGGATCCCGATCCGCTCAATCTGACCACTCGTGCTACAGCCATTAGTGGCGCTCCAACCAAGAGCAACTATGCTTTGGTGTCGACCCCCGATCGCCATCTTGTCTGCTTTGGAACAGAAAGCACTATCGGTACGCCTGCATCACAGGATCCGATGTTTGTGCGGTTTTCTAACCAAGAGGACATCAACACCTTTGTCGCTACCGCTACGAACACGGCCGGTGGACAACGGCTCACGGACGGTAACGAGATCATCTCTGCGCTGCGTTCACGTGGTCAGATCCTGATCTGGACGGACACGTCGCTGCACGGTATGCAGTACGTCGGTCCCCCGTATACCTTTGGCTTCCAGCAGTTGGGTGCTAACTGCGGCCTGATCGGCCCCCATGCCTCTGCCGACGTGAACGGCGTGGCGTATTGGATGAGCAAGGACGCGTTCTTCGTGTTCGACGGTACTGTTAAGAAGTTACCGTGTAGCGTGCAGGACTACGTGTTTAAGGACTTGAACACGGTTCAGTCTCAAAAGGTGCATGTTGGCATTAACACCCAGTTCAACGAAGTAACGTGGTGGTATTGCACTGCTAACAGCAATTTCATCAACCGCTTTGTGACGTACAACTACCTTGAGAACGTGTGGTCCGTGGGCACTATGGCTCGCACTGCGTGGCAGGATCTTGGCGTGTACGCCAAGCCAATTGCTTCGGATTACGACCCCACAAGCACTGCGGCGACCATTTCGACGATCTACGGCCTGACTGCCGGCAGAGCCGTTTTGTACAACCAAGAAGATGGCGTCAATGCCAACGGATCAGCGATCCCGGCTTACATTAAATCGGGTTACTTTGACATCGGTCT